ATGCCCACGCCGATCGCCACCTCGACCATTGCCGCCCAGGCCTTCCGCCTGATGGAGCTGGCGCCGATTTCGTCTTTCGCTGACGACAGCGACCAGGCGCGCGCGGCGGCCGAGCAGTTTCCGGTCGCGCTCGACATGTGCCTGGAGGCCTGCGACTGGTCCTTCGCCCGGTGCCTGGTGGATCTGCCCGAGCTGGCGAGCCTGCCCGCCGGAACGGCAGCAGACCCGGTTCTGCCCTACAGCTACCAGTTGCCCGACGATTGCCTGAAGGTTCTGGAAGTTGCCTTCGGCTCGGCTCGATGGTCGGCCGAGCTGAGCGTCCTGCGCGCAGACCTGCCGGCCCCTTTGACCTTGCGATACACTGCCCGCCCCACAGACGAGGCGCGCCTGCCCGCAACCTTCCGCACGGCCGTGGCCTACCGGCTCGCGGCCCTTTTGTCGGCCGCTTGGGTCGGCAGCCCCTCGGGCATTCAGAGGCTCGAGGCCGGCGCCGATGCGGCCCTGCGTCAGGCGATGCGCAATGATCGCGGCCAGGCGAGCGCGCAGCGCTACGACGGCCGGCCGGATCAGCCGGACTGGGTGACGGAGGCGCTGGCATGACGCGTGTCTCGCCCCCGCAGGTCGCCTTCTCGTCGGGCGAGATCTCGCCCCTTCTGCACCGGCGGTTCGACTTCCAGCGCTACCAGTCGGGCATGCGGACCTGCCGCGGCTTCCTGCCCCTGCGGCAGGGTGGCTTTACGCGCGCGCCCGGCACCATCGACTGGGGCGCAACCCGCCTGAACCGGCCCGCGCGGCTGATCAATTTCGAGTTCGCCGCGAATGACGCGGTCACGCTCGAATTCACGGACCTCTGCATGCGGGTCTGGCGCTATGGCGCGCCGGTCATGGTCGCGGGCACCCCCTATGAGCTGGTGACGCCCTTTCCGGCAAGCTCGCTCGACCGGCTGCAATGGGTGCAGTCGGCAGACGTGATCTATATCACCGACGGGCTGCGGCCGATCCAGCGCCTGGCGCGCTATGCGCTCGACAATTGGACGATCGGCGCGGCGGTCTTCGACAACGGCCCCTTCCGGGTCCCGAACCTCGACAAAACGAAGATCGTCAGCGCGAGCGGCACGACCGGCGCCGTCACTCTACACTGCAACAGCGGGCTTTTCGACGCGTCCTACATCGGCGCGATCCTGCGGCTCGAAGCCGTCGATACCGATGTGCCGACCTGGACCGGCAACACCGCCGTCGCCGCCGGCCAGAAGATGCGCTATGCCGGCCGCACCTATGTGCTGACGGTCGGCACCAACACCGGGGTGAACCCGCCGACCCATATCGAGGGCGAGCAGCGCGTGAGCCTGTCCCCCGACGTGCGTTGGCGGTTTGTCGATGACGGCTGGGGCATCGTAAGGATCACGGGTGGCTCGCCGGCCGTCTCGCCGGCGACAGCGGTCACGGCGCAGGTCCTGAAAACGCTGCCGCAGGGGATCGTGACCACCGGCACATACCGCTTTGCCGAAGGGGCCTGGTCCGACAAATACGGCTATCCCGCGGCGCTCGAGCTTTACGAGCAGCGGCTTGTTGCGGCCGCGACTGCCAGCGAACCACGCACACTCTGGTTTTCGACCGCAGGCGCGCTGAACGACTTCACCTCTGGCACCGATGCCGACAGCGCCTTCGCCTATACGATCGCTGGCGGATCCACGATCAACCGGATCCTGTGGCTGAAGCGCGGCAAGACGGGTCTGCATATCGGCGCGCTTGGCGAGGAATATTCGACCCGCACCACCGACCGGGGGGTGGCCATCGGTCCGACGACGACCGTCTTCGGGCTCGACGGCACGCTCGGCTCTGCCGACAGCATTCGCCCGATCGCACCCGATGGCCGGCCGATCTTCGTAGCGCGCGACGGGGCGCGGATTTTCGAGATCACCTATTCCTTCCAGGAAGACGCCAACATCCCGAACGAGCTGACGCTGATCGCCGAGCATTTCGGCCGTGACGGTTTCGCCGAGATCGCCTGGCAGTCGGCGCCGATGCGGCTCTGCTGGTTCCGTCGGGGCAATGGCGAGCTGGCAGCCCTGGTCTACGATCCGGCCCAGGAGGTGATGGGGTGGAGCCAGCAATCGCTGGCGGGGGGCCTGGTCGAAAGCATGGCCGTTACGCCCGATGCGACCGGCAGGCGCGATATCCTGGCCATGGTCGTGCGCCGCACGGTGCTGGGCCAGACGGTCCGGCGGATCGAAGAAATGGCAGTGCCTTACGGCGTCCAGTCGGAGGCATTGCCGATCAGCGAGGCGGTGCACCTTTACGGCAGCGCCGTCCTGCATCCGGTGCCGGCGGCCGCCAGCTTTACCCTGCCGCATCTTGCGGGCGAAACCGTGATGGCCTGGACGGACAAGGGCCAGTTCGGCCCGTTGGCGGCCGACACGGCGGGCGTCGTCACCCTGCCGGTTCCGGTCGGATCGGCCGTCATCGGCCGCTTCGACGCTACCCATTTTGCCGAGACGCTCGACCTTCTGGGCGCCGCGCCCGATGGCAGCACCATGGGGCGGGCGCGCCGCTTGTCGCCCAAGGTCAAGATCGGCGTGCATCGGACCGCCGACGGTGAGGTCATGACGGTCGAGCGCGAGCTCGTGCAGCCCGAACGGGTGAGCGGCCCGCAGGCGCTGGTGCGCCGCGCCGTCGCGGCCGACCTGTCCAGCGCCTGGTCGGGGGTGGCACAGGTCGACCTGACGTCGGGCTATGCCGGAGAAATCTCTCTGCGGTTCCGCCCGGGGGGAGGTGCGCCCATGACCATCACGGCCGTCGTGCCCCCGGTATCGGAGGCTGGCCTCTGATGTGTTTGACTGCAATCATGGCAGCACTGGCAGGCGCGGGCGGCGCTGCGGGCGCGGCAGGTGCCGCGGGGGCTACGGCGGCCGCCGGGGCGGCCACGGGTGCCGCGGCGACGGCCGGCGGCCTGCTGCAGGGCCTTGGCCTGGCCCTGTCGGTCGGCGGCACGCTCTACCAGGGGGTCCAGTCGGCCAAAGCCGCACGCGAACAGGCCGCCGCGCTGCAACAGCAGCAGAAGACCGAAGCCCAGCTGACGGCCGTTGAAGACCAGCGCACGCGCGAGCGGATGCGGGGTCTCATGCGCCAGCAATCGGCCGAGCTGATCGCGCGCGGCATCGACCTGTCGAGCCCGACGGCCGTCCTTCTGGGCGAGACGGCCGCACGCGAGATGAGCTTTGCGAGCCAGGAAGTCCGCTCGCGCGGTCAGGCGCGGCAGATCGAGCTGTCGTCGGCTGAAAAGATCGCCAGCGCGCGCGCTAGCAGCTCGTTGCTCGCGGGCACGCTCGGGGCGGCAGACAAGTTTCTGACTAGCGCCCCTGACATCTGGCCAGAGCTGGCCGGCACGAAGAAGCCGAAACCCGAGGCGGGGGCGCTGGCATGAGCCTGACTGTCCCCATGGCCGGGCTGACCGCGGGCCGCGCCGCCCAGCCCCAGTTCGAGGCGCCGCAAACGGGTGCCGTCATCGCCCAGTTCGGCGACGCCGTGAAGCTGGTCGGCGACAAGCTGGAAAAGCAGCGGCTCGACCTCGAGATGGGACAGCTGCAGCTCGACATGACCAAGGACATGAACGCGCTGCGGCTGAAGTACGAGGCGAGCGGCGATCCCGAGGCGATCGACAAAGGCTGGTCCCACGACATCCAGGCGCTGCGTGCCTCCTATTTTGACGATGCGACCGGCACCGGCCGTCCGCGCGTCGATCCGAAGATCCGCGCGCAGTTCGGACTGATGTTCGACGAGCTCGATCAGCGCCACGCCTTTGCCCTCGGCCAGCGGAACGTCATGTTGCGCCAGAGTGCGCAGGTTGCGGCCTACCGAACCTACAGTGCCGAGGCGGCGAAAGCGGCGGTCGATACGCCGGATCTGGCCACCCGCGAAACGCTTTACCGCCAGCATGACGAGGCAGTCGACCGGCAGGTCGCGGCTGGCAGCATGACGCCCAAGCAGGGCCAGGACGAGAAGGCGTCGTTCCGCAGCTCGACCGACGAAAATGTCGCGCAGGGGACGCTGACCGACAATCCGCGACTGCTTCTTGAGCAGCTGAACGCGGGCGCCCTGCCGAACCTGACGGCAGACCAGCGCACGACGCTGCGCACCCAGGCCATGACCGCGATCAAGACGCTCGACGCCAAGGCTGCGAAGGCGGCCGAGCTCGAGGTCAAGGCCGCCGACGATGCGCAGAAGGCGGCGATTGGCGACGGCATCAAGATCATGGAAAAGGGCCTGCCCTGGCGGGACGAGAAGATGCTCGACGATCCTGCCATCGCGCAGAAGTTTCCCGACCAGGTGGCCGAGGCGCAGGCGGCCCGCGCCCTTCGCGACCAGGGCCACATTATTGCTCAGATGACGCCGGCCGAGCTCGCGACGGTCCGCGCCGATCTGATCAAGGGGGGGCTCGATAAGGACTGGCAGACGAAGGCTGTCACGATGATCGACAAGCGCATCGATCAGTCCAGGACCGACTGGGCAATGGACGGGATCAAAGCCGCGACCGCCGCGGGGCTGCCTGTCCCCCCGCTGCCGTCGTTCGACCCGGCCAACACGGATGCGTTCGCGCAAGCGATTGCGCGCCGGCTTCAGTTCGCGGACTGGGCAAAGCAGAAGGGCTATGCGGACAAGGTCGCACCCTTCAGCGCCGCTGAGGCCGAGGCGCTGAAACCGGTCCTAGCGCCGACCGCGCCGACCGATCAGCGCCTTGCAGCCGCACTCGCCTTCGCGCAGGGCGGCGGCGAAGGAGCCGATCGTGCGGCGCGCGCGGCCGGTGCGAGCGATGTCTTCGTCCAGGCGCTCGACGCGCTTGCCATCGGCCAGGACCCTGCCATCGCCCGCTCGATGCTGCGGGGGGAGGGCCTGAAAGCAGCGGGGACTGTCGATCTGCCCCCAGAAACGCAACTGCAGTCTGCCTTCGCGGCCGAGGTCGGCGGGGTGATGAGCGACAACCCCGAGGATCGCAAGGCGTTTTATCTGGCGGCCGTGGCGATCTTTGCCGACAAGGTCGGCCGCATCGATCCGGCTGACATGGCGGGTGACTGGCAGTCGGGCGAGGCGGGCAAGGTCTTCCGCCAATCTATCCAGCTCGCCTTCGGGGGTGCCGAGGATGGCAAGGCCGGCGTTGGGGGCATTCAGCCGATCGGCGGACGCCAGGTCATGTTGCCACCCGGCATGCCGGCACAGGCCGTTCAGGATGCCTGGGACCGCGTCGGGCTTGAGCTTCATGGGCCTGCGCTTCGTAACGGTCAACCCGTCGCCTACGACGCGGCGGGAAACGTCATTGAAGACCCCGCCGTCGGCCTGGCCATCCTGACGACGGCCAGCAAGTCCGGGGCGCCGCCAAATCTGGGCAGTTCGCCGGCAGATTTTTTCGGAAGCGGCGGGCTCGGCCTGAAGGCGGTTGGCGGTGACAGCTACGCGCTCAGCTACATGAGCAACGGCCGCGAGCTTCTGGTGCCGGACGAAAACGGCAATCCGTTCGTTCTCTCGCTGCGGGCGCTGGTGAAGGCGACCGGGGAGTTGCCGCCGTGAACACGTTTTTCGACACCAACGCGCCATTGCCGCTTCCCGTAGTGCCGCTGCCGGACCCGACAGAGGCCACGCCGCGCGGCTTCTGGGACAGCACGGTTGCGACCTTCGACAAGCGCACGGTCGAGGGGGACAAATTCTTTTATGAGCAGCGGATCCGCAACGACAAGATCCTGACGCTCTTCCACATGCTGCCGCGGGATGCGGGCCTCGAAGCCCTGACGCGGGTCGATCGCGAGACGCGCGAACGGGGACAGGCAAACTGGCCTGCGATTGTCTTCGATGCGGCCGCCAAGCAGGCGCATCTCGATCCCGGCCGCTGGCAGGGCCAGCCTCTCGACGCCGACGCGCTCGACCGATATGTCACCGAACGTCAAACCCGTGAGGTCGCCGAAGCGGACCGGATGCTTGCGCGGCCCGCGGGGGCCGCCGGGATCGCCGGCCAGCTGGCCGGTGGCTTTGCGCGCGAAACGGCCGACCCCATCACACTTGCCACCCTGCTTGTGGCGCCGGAGGGATCGCTGGCGCGGGTTGTGGGGGTCAATGCGCTGGTCAACGGGCTGGCGGATCTGGCCCATTACCCGGCCGAGGCGCGTGTGGCCGAAAAGCTCGGGCTCGAAAAACCGGACCCCGCCCAGATGTTCCTCGGCGGCGCTTTCGTCGGTGGCGCTCTCGGCGGTTTGGCCCACGGGTTGACCAAGGTGCCTGCGGCTGCCGCACGCTTTGCTAGAACCCTGAAAGGCGTTCGGGAAAGCGTGGCGGGTGCCCTCCCGAAAGGCGTATCTGCTCTGGACCATGACGCCGCGCTGGCTGCAGCCGACGGCACCTTGTCCGCAAGCGGGACGCCGCTTGCGCAGTCGCTCGACGAGACGCGCTATATCGTTCGGCCCGGCGCGCCGGTCCAGGCGGGCGATTTCGACTTCGCAGAAGGCGGAACTGCCTATTGGCGCACAAACGGGATTGGGTTCATGGCGGGCCAACTTCTGGCGCGCGGACTTACGCCCGAGGAAGCAGCAGCCGTAATTGGCAATGCCATGGTCGAAAGCGGGGTCAGCCTCAATCCGGCGGCGCTCGGGGATGGTGGCAACGCCCTCGGCTATTTCCAGTGGAACGACCGGCGCCCCCTTCTTCTGCAGGAGGCGGCGCGTCAGGGCAAGTCGCCGACCGATCCGCATCTTCAACTGGATTATCTCTTCAAGGAACTGAACGGATCCGAGGCCGCCGCCTGGGCAAAGGTGCGCGCGGCGGGCACGGTCGAGGAAAAGGCGCTTGCCTTTTCGCAACACTTCGAGCGGCCGGGCGAGCCCCATAACGATCTGCGCATGGCCTATGCGCGCGACATCTACAATCAGATGATGGCGGGCCGCGTGCCGAAATGGCAAGGCCGCGTGCCACCGCTCAGCCAAGAAGCTGCGGTTCTAGCTGACCTGCCGCGGGCAGGGCGCGGCGCGACGTCGGCAGTGCGACCGGGCGAGGCGGTGGCGCGTGACCCCGAAGGGCTGGCGTATGAGACCGTGGCCGCCCGTCACGTCGCGGCGCCCGAAGCGCCTGCCGGCCGCCCGCATGACGAGCCGGCACCGGTTCCGGTCGTTCCCTTGGCGGAAACCGCATCCGACCCGACGCCGCTCGCCGATGCTGCCCGGCGCCAAGACCCCGAGGTGTTCGCTGAGGCTGATCGTCTGACGGCGCGGATCGAGAGCTATCGCCGCTGGATCGACGATCTGGGCCAGCTTCGCGACGAAGCGCAGTCTGCGCCGCAAGCCAAGCTGCTGGCGGAGCGAGCGGCCCTCGCGGAACAGCTTGGGACGATGACCACGGGGGGGCGCCGCGTCGTTCGCGACAGGCTGAAAGCGATCGATGCCGAAATCGCCAATCTGCCACCGGTGGCGGCGCGGCGCGACAGCCCGGACATGGCGCGTGTGCGATCCGCTCTGATGGCGGACACGCACGCGCTACATGACCTTGGCCCCCGTTTGCGAGCGGCCCGAAAGGCTGCCGAGGCAGATGCGGGCACGTCGCCGCGCCCGGCTGATGCTCGGGCTGCGACCGCTTCCGCAGAAGCATCGCCGAAATCTCCGACGCCTGCCGCGGATGGGCTTCGGTCCATGCCCCTCAGCGCGACTGACCCCGTGCCGCCCGCGCTCCCTGCCGGGGCCTATGCGGAGGGCGCTCAGGGTGCCGAGGCCATTGCGGCCGACCGTGCGGTTTTGGATCGACTGGCCGACCCCCTGTCGGACATCGGCTTCGGTCCAGTTATAGGCGACTTCAAGGGCAACTGGCAGGAAGCTGTCGAAGCCCTGAAAAGGGGTAAAGGTGGAGAAGCGTTCAACGCCCTTTCCTACCCGGAGATCGACGGGGGGATAAGCCTGGTTTGGGGCGAGCCCGGAACCGGGCACCATGACGGTTTCGGGCTTTCCAAGATCCTGACCTACCACCCCGAGATACTGGACGACCTGCAGGGCCGCCTGTCGGCTGCGAAAGTCGTGAGCTCGAGCAGCAACCGGATGAAGCTCGAAAGCGAGCGCGATGAGTTCAGCATCCGCCGCGAGTTCAATGGGAACAAGCGGAACTGGCTTCTGACGGGCTATGAGAAACAGCCGGCCGCCGAACGTAGGACGATGAGGTCCGGCGCGGAAGCGACAGGCTCTTCCCCTGCCGACCAGCTGTCTCCCAAAGGTAAGGGGCAGCCGGCTGAAAATCAACCCGCCCGCTCGGAATGGGCGCAGGAGATTGCTGCAGCCAAGGCAGTGGCCGGGGACCTGTCGCTGAGGCTGCCCGACGGGACCGATGTCCGCATGGCGGATCTGCTCGATGACATCGAGGGCGACCAATCGCTTGTCGAGGTGCTTGACGCCTGCAATCCCGGGGGGCGCGCATGACCAGTATTTACGATTGCCTGCAGCGCGCGATGGACGCGGGCGATCTGGACAAGGCCCATGGGCGCGCCGCCCAGGGCCATTTCGATCAGCTTGTCGCGCGGTATGAGACGATCATGCCGCGCGCACAGGCTGAAGCGAGCGCGGCGGCCGACCTGAAAGAGGCAACCCGGAAGGCCGCCCGCTCGCGTTTTCATGCTGTGGTCAACCAGCTGCAGGCGATGCGCCGCCTGCGCGCGGTGATCGATGACGCGCCGGACCCTGCGCTCGCGCTGCGCAACCTGATCGAGCATCGCGAAGACAGCGGATCGACCGCAGAAAGTGTGCGGTCGATCCGCGAGGCGCTCGAGGCGCAGATCCGCTACGACCTGCGGTCGGTCCTCGACCGGCACCAAATCAATACCTTCGGAAATGTGACCGAGAAGGCGGGGTTCGAAAACATCGTCCGCGAGCTTCACGGCGAGCAGACCGGTGACGCCAGCGCGGCGCAGCTGGCCGAGGCAGTGCGGATCGCTCAGCGCCGGCAACGGCAGTATTTCAACGCCCTTGGAGGCGACATCGGCGAGCTGGCCGACTACGGCGTTCCCCATTCCCATTCTGCCGAGGCGCTGATGCAGGCGACCTTCCCGGTCTGGGCCGAAAAGATCCGACCGCTCCTGGCCTGGGACAAGATCACCGATCATGCGACGGGCCACCCGTTCGCCGCCTCAGCCGCCGAACTGCCTCCGCCCGCAGCGGTCAACGCCTTCCTTCGCGACGTCTACGACAGCATCACGACACGCGGTTGGGATGACAGGACCCCGAGCCTGCGCGGCGGCGGCAAGGCGCTCTACAACACCCGCGCCGACCACCGGATCCTGCATTTCCGCGATGGCAGCGCCTGGCTCGACTACAACCGGTCTTTCGGGACGGCCGACCCGTTTTCGGCAATGCTCAATGGCCTGAACGGCGTGGCTCGCGACGTGGCGCTGATGCGCGTCCTCGGACCGAACCCACGCGCTTCGCTCGATTTTGCGATCCAGCTTGCCGAAAAGCGGGCCGCAGAAGCGGGCGACGCCGCGATGGCCGCTGCGGTCCAGAAAGAAGGCGGGCGGGCGCGCGTCGATCTGGGGATCACGACAGGTGCCAGCAACATCCCCGAAAGCGTCTTCTGGGCGCGCCTCGGCCGCACGGTCCGCAGCTACAATATCTCGACGAGCCTTGGGGGTGCGATCCTGAGTGCTAGCACCGACTTCGTCACGAGCTCAGCGGCAGCCAAGATGATCGGTATGAACCCTCGGAACGTGCTGAGCCGCACGGTCGATCTGATGGCGAACCGAATGTCGCGCGACGAGGCGGCGCGGATGGGGTTCGTGGCTGAAAGCCTGGCCGACGCCATGGCTGGTACTGCGCGCTTCCAGGGGCCGATGATGGGTGCCTCATCGATCGCGGATCGATTGTCGAATTTCGTCCTGCGTGCTCAGGGCCTGACCTTCCTAACCGACTGTCACCGGCTGGCCTTCCAGGGTGAGATGGCCGCGGAGCTTGCCAGTCTGGCGGCCCGCGGCTTCGACGAGCTGACCCCGGAAATGCGCACGCTTTTCCAGCGGCGCGGGATCACGGCTTCCGATTGGGACCACCTGCGCGAGCCGTCCGGGCGCTTCAGGTCGGACGACGGGACGGCCGACTACATCAGCCCGCTTCATTGGCTGGAACATCAAACGACGATGTCCCGGCCCGAGGCCGAGGGCCTCGCGTTGCGTCTGCAGGGGGTCTTCCAGGAGCAGGTCGAAATGGCTGTACCGACCGCCAGCATCTCAGCGGCAGGGCGACTTACGCAAGGTGCTCCGGCCGGGAGCTTCGTTGGCGAGCTGACCCGATCGGGGCTGCAGTTCAAGTCCTATGGCCTGTCGGTCTTTTTTGGTCAGTACCGGCGCGCCATGATGCAGGGCTCGATCGGGGGTATTGCAGGTTATGCCCTGACTATGCTGACCGGGCTGACCTTGATGGGTGCCCTGACGATCCAGCTGAAGGAAATTGCCAAGGGCAACAGTCCCCGGCCCATGACAGACCTGAAATTCTGGGAAGCGGCTGTCCTTCAGGGCGGCGGATTTGGCATTTTCGGCGACTTCTTCGCAGCTGAAAAAAACCGGATCGGCGGGGGAATTGGAGAAACCCTTGCGGGCCCATCCGTCGGCCTTGTGACCGACGTGGGCCGGCTCGCCAAGGGGCGCGACGTTGCGAACTTCGTCCGCTACCACACGCCGGTCGGATCGTCGCTCTGGTACGCGAAGCTCGCCTTCTCGCGGCTCGCTGTCGATCCGCTTCAACGTGTTCTCGACCCGGACGCCCAAAAGTCATTCGACACCTATACCCGACGACAGATGAAGGAGTTCGGCACGCGGTCCTGGTGGCGTCGCGGCGAACTGCTGCCGTCCGGCATGCCCGATTTGTCCAATGCCATGGGGAGCGCGCCATGAGCGTCGAGCCGAACCCGAGCTTTCTGCCCTACACGGTGTCGATCCTCGGCCCCTATCCGATCGCCTGGCCTTACGGTGCGGGATCCGTCACGGCCGCTGTCGTGCTGGCGGGGCAGCGGATCCAGCTGATCCCGGGCACGGACTTCAGCGTGACCCCCGCCGCGTCCAGCACGGGCGGCGCTTTGGCCCTGTCGGCCGGCGCCCTCGCGGCCTATGCGGGCTGCCCGCTTTACATCGGCCGCAGCACCATCACCCAGCAGGGCTGGATCGGTGTCGCCGGCCAGCGGGAAGCGGGCCTCGAGGCGCAGCTCGACATCATGACGATGCGGCTGCAGGAGATCGACCACTACCAGTCGGGGATCCTGAGGCTGGAAACCCCCGCGCCGCCCTTTGTCGCGGTGCCGGGCGCGGTGGTCGCCTTCAATCAGAACGGCTATCCGGTCAGCGGACCTTTGGTCACGCAGATCGCCTCTGCCCAGTCGGACGCGGCTGCGGCCCATGCCGATCGCCTTGCGGCCGACCAGGCGGCTGCTGACGCCGACGCCAGCGCACAGGCAGCGGCCGCGTCGGCCGCGAACGCAAACGTCCGCCTTAATGCCAACCAGACCTTCACCGGCCAGAACAGCTTCGGGCAGGGCATCAGCATCCCGGCCGACAAGGCCGTTGCGTTCGGTGCGACGCCAGAGGTGGAAGCTCTCTATTCGACCAGCGGCGACAAGTTCATCCTCCGCGCGCTCAACGGCCTGAAGGCCACGATGGCGTCGCTGCGGTTCGATGGCTTCGAGCTGGTCGACCGGCTGAATGTGAAGTCCTTCATACGCTGCTTGCCCGGGGCCGAGGTCTGGCTTGGCTATAACGGCACCAAGAAGCTGGAAACGGATGCCGCTGGGGTCATCGTCACGGGGCGGCTCAAGGAAACCGATCGGGCGGTGGAGCGCTGGCACTCCGTAAGCCGCACAGCGGCAACCTGGTATCAGAACACAACTGGCCGGATGATCCGGGTGGCGGCCACGGCAGAAAGCTCGAACACGGCTGGGACAATCAGCCTGCACGTCAACGACGCGCCTTCCTCAAACCAGGTGTCCTTCGGAACAACGCCGGCCATTGGCATCGGAAACCGCGCCACGGTGAATGCCGATGTGCCGCCAAATCACTACTACTTCATCTCCGTCTCTGGTGGCGCGTCGCTCTATTTCGTCCAGGAGCTCAGCTGATGCCTACGTCCTTTCTCGAAAATGGCGCCTATGTCGAAACGATCACCGACGTGCCGCTGGCCTCGCGCCCGGCGGGCTCGATCGCGGTGCCAAAGCGCCCCGACGCCGACAGCAGCTGGGACGGAACTGCCTGGCAGCCCGGACAGCCAGAGCCGATCGAAGCGCTGCGCGCCCGGATGGTCCTGCCGCGCGACCAGCTTTTCAAGGGATTGCGTGATGCCGGGATAATTTCGGCACCGGAAAGTGTCGCGGCCAGCAACCAAGGCATTATCCCGCCCGCGCTCGAGCTGCTGATCGCCCAGATGCCCGAGCCGCAGCAGTCGAACCTGCGCATCGACTTCGGTGACTTCAAGGTCGCCCATCGCATGAACCCCCTCGTGTCGATGTTGGCCGGCCTCAATGCGCCGCCGCTCGATGACGCGGCGATCGACGCCTTCTTCCTCGCGAACATGGAGAACTGACATGGCCATCCTGACGTCCATTGCGCCGACCTGGACCCAAGTGGGGCCGCTCGCCAGCGCGGAAATCTGGCAGTGCACCGATGGCGAAGTGGAGGTGACGGTCGAGGCTACGCCGGCGGCGTCCGATGGTATCCGGCTGGCCGGCGGCCGCGCTGTGAATATTTCGACAGGCAAGACGGTTCGATACCGCCGCGTCGGCGACACGGCCGCCGTCATTCGCCGCGAGGCCTTCTGATGTATCTGGGGCGCGGCGCATTCGACTGGATCCTGGGCGCGCCGCTCGCGGGCCCATCTTTTGTCGCGGGTCCAGCGCTGATCGTGAACACGCAGCCCTCACTCGACACGCCCAAGCTTAAAGTGGGCGCGACGCTGGCGTCCTGCGCCATCGCCGGGTCCTACACTTGGCCGGGCGGCCCCGTGTCCGAAAGCTGGTCCTGGCTGGTGGATGGCGCCATCAAGGCGGGCTCCTACGTCATCGCGGCAGGCGACGCGCAGATCGAGGCCTACGTGACCCTCTCGGCAACGGGTCTCCCGAGCCAGTCGCCGGTCCACCTCGGCCCGGTCCCTGTGACCAACACCGCGCCGGTCGCCGTTGGCGGGGCGCTGCACTTCACGGTCCCGGCGTCCGGGCCAGCTCCCACCTATTTCACAACAGCCGCGAGCGCGCCGTTCACCTACTTCAAGGATACCGTCAACTGGCCGACGACGGGCGGTCTGATCACCATCGCGACCGACCTGTCTGTCGCCGCGCTTAGCGGCACTCAATATCTCTATGAAATGGACAACGGCCATATCTCCTTGCAGGTCGTGGCCGACGGGCGTCTGTTCCTGTCGATCAAGGACGGCGCGAACACCGCCGTCATCACGTCTGTCGTGATCGGCACCATCGCGGCGGGCACCCGCTATGACATCATCGTTGCGGTCGACCTGGTGGCCCTGACTGCCTGGACGACGATCAACGGGGTCACGACGACGCGCACCCTTGGCGCCAACTCCGGCAACCTGGCAAGCGCGAGCCGTAGGCTGTGCCTGCTCGCGCGTGCGGGGGGCACCACCAACAACCTGCTCGGCACGATCTACAAGCTTGAAGTCTGGCAGGACTGCGTCTCAGGCGGCGGCCGCCCGGCGAGCGACACGAACCTGCGGACGAACGGGCGCATTGTCCCGCCCGCCTCGGCCGCCAACGCGCACCCATGGAAAAACGGGAATCCCGTCACATGATCTGGCGCTTCAAAAGCAACAAGAAGCAGGTCGGCGCGGGCATGAACCGCATCATCGACTATCGCGCCGATGGCTCGATCTGGCTCTGGACCGGCGAGCGCTGGTCCGAAACCGAACTCATCCCCGACGCGCCGCCCGCAAACCATCCGCCGGTTGCCATCGGCGGCGCCCTCAAGTTCATCGTGGAGTCGAAACAATGACCCGGTATCTGGGCAGCCAAAAACTCACCGCCCTCTCGACGGACAAAGACGGCGACAGCCTGACGATCAGTCATCTGGGTCTGTCCGATCCTCCGACCAATATCGACTGGGGCAGCTCCCTGCATGTCGATTTCACGATCGCCACGACCGGGACCATCGAAATCTACCAAGACGGCACGCCGATCTACGATGATCATGGCTCTACGGCAAACCATCCCTATACCGGCGGGACATCGGCCGCCGTAAGAATTTACTTCCGCGTGACCGACGGGAAGGGTGGTTTCTCTGGCGTTAGTTTCTGGGATGCCACCCTTGACGCCCTGACCGCTGGAGACGTTATCCCGCCATCACTGGCTTCGATGACGCCCGCGATCGGGGCGACCAACGTCGATATCGACGCTGCGCCGACGCTGCGCTTTTCCGAGGCCCTGCAGCAGGGGGCCGCAGGGAAAACGCTGACACTCTGGAATGCAACAGCGGCGACGGCGATCGAGACCTTTACCCTGCCGGGTGCTATCGGCTCGGGGCCTGGGAAAATTCAGGTCATGGGAACGGACGTGTCCGTGCGCCCCACCGCGCCGCTGCCCAAAGGCGCTCAAATCTCCGTCCGATGGGATGCTGGATTTGTCAAAGACGTCGCGTTCCCGGCAAACGACTGCGCGGCGGTCGCCGATGACAGCGTGTCCTTCACGACGGTTCCGGTCGTCGCGACGCTGCTCTACCCCGACGACCCCGATGGCTGGCGCGGCCGGTCTGCCAACCTGGATTTTGACCCGGCTGGCGCGATCATTGTGGATGCTGCTGGGACCGGAGCGCACACGACGATCGCCGCCGCAATGGCTGCGGCCACGGCGGGCAGCACCATCGCCGTAAAGGCGGGCGTCTATCCCGAGGCGATCAACTTCAAGGCGGGCGTCACGCTCCAGGCGTGGCACACCGACCGGCCGATCCTGTCCGCCCAACAACCCGTCACGGGCTTTGTCCAGTGCTCGGCTGCGGACGCTGGCGTGCTGGGCTCGGTCCTCGGAGTCGCCAACTCGCCCGTCTGGAAAAAGACCGGGATGCTCAAGTCATCGGTGCCTGTCACCGACCTGCTTGGGCTGGCTCCGATGGAAGACTGGGTGCCGCTCTTCAATGCGCAGGACGTGGGCGACCCTAGCAACCCGGATTTCCAGGAGGACGAAAGCCGGTTCCACAACATCGCGGCGCACGGCGGCAGCTACACCATGAGCGGCTCGAACATCGTTGGGGTTTCGGACAGCACCGTCATCAATACCAGCCGCTATACGAACGCCCAGCTTCTGGCGGCCAAAGTCCGCTACTATGGCTCGCCGAACGAAATCTACATTGCGCAGATCACCAGCGCGGACGTGGCGGCCGGGACTATCGGCTTCGCCAATCAGAGCAAGGTCGTCGACGGCACGGGCCGGAAGCGTTTCGCCATCCAAAATATCGCCCCGGCGATGGTCGCCGGAACGTTCTTCTTTGTGGACAACGGGACGACTTTCGACCTCTACATCTACCCCTATAGCGCCACGAACATCGGCAAGATGACGATGGTCGCCCGCAAGACCATCATCACCCTCCCGAATAGCGGCTCGGACGTCACGATGCGCGGCCTCCGCTTCATGGGGCCGTCGGGACCGGGTGCCTGCGAGGGCACCTCGATCACCAAGGTCAGCAACGGGTCCAGGCTGAGTGGCATCACGATCGAGCATTGCGAATTCGTCGGCGGCGCGAACACCAGCCAGCTGCACTATGGCGCGATCTGGCTCGTGACGTGCGACAATATCCTGATCCAGCACAACAGCTTCAAATGGTGCATGGCGCACGGGGTATTCCCCAACGGCTCTCTCTCTAACGGGGACGTCTGCACGATCCGGCGCAATGTGTTCCTGCGGTGCGGGTCTGCGTCGGCGAAAGCCTATGCCCAGAACAAGTGGGCTTTCCTGCACAACTACGCCGAGGCGTGCGGCTTCCGGGCTCACGGCAACCTCTCGAATGTCTATGCCGGGGGCGTCGATGCGGTCTGGTGGGGCAACGAGTTCCCTTGGTGCAATGGGTATCTGACCGCCCAGAACATGCAGAACCCCAACTATTGCTTCAACTTCCTGCCCTGTGATGACAAATATTCGGCGAGCCCGTCTGATCGGTCAAACCGCAAGATCGCCAACCAGGGCGCGACGGGCATCAGCAGGGTTTTCAACAACACCGCGCCTCCGGTCTTTTCTGGCCTGGCCAACACCGGGCATATGGCCATCTATGCCGGCGGCTCGGGTATGACCTCGCGCTACGCCAACAACATCACCCACGGCATGCCGGTCCCCGGCGACCAGGCCGGAACGGTCGAATACGCCAAGTGCAACCTGCATACGCATACCGGCTATTCCGGGTCGGTCGGCGGGAACATCGACGCCTCGGACTTCACCGGAGCCGCAGGAAAGTTCGACACGACGAACGTGTTCCAGCCGGACTTGTCGCTGGTCTACGCGGACTACGCCAACCGCAATTGGGCGCCCGCCAGCGCGTCGTCGCCGCAGAAGACGATGGCGACCTGGGATATCCAGAGCGAGGTGACTGGCTACTTCATCCCGACGTTCACAGGGTCCACCCCGTTCAATGTCCCCGTTGGCGACTTCTCCCTCGATTGCAAAGGCAACCCGATCAACTACGCGGCCATCAAGATGGGCGCGGATCAGAGCATCTGAGGCGACATGGCAGACCGCCCCGACATCTTTACCTGGCTGGCCTCTGACGGGGGGCACGCGGCGCTGGCCGGCGCGCTTGGCGGCGTGGTGCGCTGGCTAACGCTCCAGCACTCCTGGCGCGAGGGCTTCACCACCCTGATCGTCGGCGCGATATGCGCGATCTATATCGGCCCGCTCGCGCTGCCGATCATGGAGCAGACCCTCGGGAAGATCGTGCCGAACGGCGATATGGCGGGCCTGACGTCGTTTCTTACAGGCATCGGGGGAATTTCTCTCTCCGGCATGGTGATCGACGTGTTCCAGCGCCGCCGCGCCGAGATTGCGAAGGGGGGCGAGGATGAAAAGTGATCTGAGAGCGGCGTTCGCGCGAGAGCGGCCCTTCATCCTGACCACACTCCTACTGTTCATCGCGTGGCTGGGCTGGGTCAACTTCTGGTCACCTGATCGGTTCTATCGGTTCGACCGGGTGCATGTCTCCGACGCACGGTTGGGCGACCCGGTCCTGATGCAGGTCGATCGGACGATCGTGCGAGAGTTTCGCGGCAGCTACGTGGCCAAGGTCGTGCGGTTGCCGGCGAAAACCTCTGTCTGCGCCGGGGGCGCGAACGTGCCCTATGAGCCCGATGCTGCACTGCCCGAGCCCCTGACGCTCGCGTGGTGGACCTATGGCGCGGCACCAGACTGCATGTCGGCTCTGACGCCCGACCTCTATCGCCTTCGCACCTGCATCGAAATCCGCCCCGACGTGCCGTTGGTCGGGGACATGCAAGCCTGCGCCGTCAGCAATGATTTTAGGGTGACGCCATGACCTACACCCTTGGCAAGCGCAGCAACGCCGAACTGGCGCGGGTGCATCCCAATCTGGTGCAGGTGGTGCGCCGGGCCATCACGCTCACGACCCAGGACTTCTGTGTGCATGACGGCGCGCGATCGGCAGAGGAACAGAACGCGCTCTATCAGATCGGCAGGACGAAGCCGGGCAAGATCGTCACCCAGAAGGACGGCTACAAGAACAAGTCCAACCACCAGATCACCGCCGATGGCACCGGGCACGGGGTCGATCTGGTGCCCTGGGTCGATGGCAAGCCGGTCTGGGACGACACCTGGGCGCCGCACTACCAGGTCGCGGTGGCCATGAGCCAGGCGGCCAGCGATCTGGGCGTCAGGATCAAGTGGGGCGGCAACTGGTATGAGGCCATGGACCGCTATCCGGCCACGATCGAGGCCATGAAGACGGCGGTCGAGCGCTACAAGCTCCAGCATCCCGGCCCGGACCACATCGACGCCCCGCATTTCGAGCTGGTGACGTGATGGATGAGCTGACACCCAACGAGGAAATCACCACCGCGAAAGAGCCTGAAAGGCACAAGCGAAGGCCGCGCGATCTGCATCGCGAAACTATCAACCGCACCCGGCCGGAGGGATGCGGTTGTGGCTGGAAGGTGCCGCGTCGGCCAAGCCTCGACGATCTCGACTAAACTGCAACCAAGGAGAATACCATGACGGTTCGTGCGAAATTCAAATGCCATTCCAAGGTGATGCGTGAGTCCGGCACGGATACCGTCGCCGACCTTACGTTCTTCGCCTCTTATGGCGAGGGCAAGGACAACAAGGACTGGTCGAAGTGGACCCCGGGCGGCACCCTGACCATGACCATCAGCAATCCTTCCGCGTTCGACTGGTTTGAGCCGGGCAAGGAATACTACCTCGATTTCACCGAGGCATGATGCTCAGCCTGATCCCACGCCCCTACCTGATCCTCGCCGTCGCTGCCCTGTGGCTCGCGACGGCGGGCGTCAGCTTTTACCAGGGCTATCACACCGGCGCCACGCTCACGGAGGCGCGCCACGCGGCCGAGGTTCAGGCGGCGCAGGAAGCAACCATGAAAGCTGCGGAAGCTGCCTCACGCGCGGAATCCGAGCGGCTGGCGGCGCAGGCCGAGGCGGACAAACTGGCACAGGAGCTTGAAGATGCAGCGCGCACGGACCCTATGGCTGGTCGTCCCGCTCTTGGAGTTGACAGCGTGCGCCGCCTCTCCAAGCGTTAAGGCCCCGAGCCCGCCGCCCAGCCTGACGGCGCCGTGCCGCGCGCCCGTGGCGCTGCCGGATCGAGGCCTGATGCAGGGCGAAGTCGAGACGCTGTGGGGCCGTGACCGGTCTGCGCTCAGGGAGTGCGGCGGCAAGCAGAAGGGGCTGGCGGCGCTGTTCTAGGTGTTGCGCGGCTCGACTATCTTGCTGACCAGATAGCCTCGATCATACTCATAGCCGACGGGCGCTACGCCGCGCATCCATTTTTCAAGGTCCAGATCGCTGACCGAGAGGCGGCAATAGCGATCTGCCACGACATCCGGGGCGGAGGACGGCAGCACGACGCCGCTCATATAGACATTCAGGACCGGTGCGCTGAAATCGGGACGCCACGGCCCATAGCCATTGTCCTCGAACGTGGGCTGCGCTGGCTTCGGCAGGGGCGCCACCACGTCGGGCATTTCCCTAAGCACTCGGTAGCCATGCTCCGGGTAGCCCGGCCCCCAGTCGACGTAGAAATAGGCAACGACGCTCTCCGGCCACTTCGGCGCCACCGCAAAATCGTTGTAGGTCAAGCGGTGCGGGTCACATGTCCCATCAAGGTCTTTCTCCAAGGGGCGCGGATAGGCCTTCACCCAGGCCAGAAGCTCGTCCCTGGTCACCTCGCGGAAGCGGTCGGTCATCGTTCATCCTCGCTCGGAAAGTGCCACTAGAGGTCTGCTCGCGTGATGTCGTCGGGTATTGAGCCTTGACCATCATACACGCTTTCTCGGCTCCCGCGAGCCTACCAGCGGCGGCGGGGTAGTGGGTCAGTGGTGATCATGTGGTAACCCTCCTGGCCCGCTGTAGAGCAACATTGGCGGCGTCTTGAACATCTGCCCATGACCTCACGCCAACCTCACGACCCTCCGGCATAACTCGCACACTCAAGCGGGTTTCGGCCATGTCGATCCCCATGTGGTCCGCGATGAGCTGTGCAAATTGAACCTGGGCGGTCAGTGCCTCGACCAGCTCAGCAACGCAGGCCTTTTGGTCGGCAATCGTCTCGGCCGCTAAGAGCAAGGAACCGCGGACGGTAAGCAT